CAGGCGATCCAGATCCATCACTAGGTGGATTCATATTTTCTAATCCCACTGATCTTTCAGTGAAGCTAATAATTTTAACTGCATCTTAATATGGCTACAAGACCACCAGTTTGCCCCCCTGTACAGGTACCGGGATTGGCATTTAATAGAACTGCTTTAGTTGAGGTATCCTCAGACGGAAGCTATTCACCAAATCCATTGGTTGAATTAAAGGACTTCCTAATGGAGGTTAAAAGTTTCTCGCATCTTAGAATATCATTAGGTGAAAGCAAAAGTTATCTTTTATCGCAGACTGATATTGGTGACGATTTTGGATACGAGAGTTTTGTTCTTATTAAGGTAACGTATCCTGCAGATACACCGGAGACAAAAAGATACCTTGAATGGGAGTATAACGATGCCAATTTTTACATAGGAGAATTGATGATACTATCAGGAAAAAGAACATCTTCGGTAGATGCTAAACAGTTAGGATGGAACATATCAGCTGACGATGTATTCTATCAAGGTGGTGGTATAATTTTCACCAATCCACATTCTACGATAAAAGTCAAACTTGAAATTCTAGTAGCTAGATAATATTCCTACTAAAAATGATATATAGCTCTAAAGTTTATCCTAAATAAACGATATATAACACAGAAAAAAATCTTCACAAATGAATCTAATCGATAAAATTAAGAAGCTAAGCGAAACAACAGCCTCACCAGAAGTAAAGCAGATCTGCGAAAACTTCCTGTCTGGTAACGTAGTTAGCGCGGAAGCTCACCAAGCTTTGATGGAATCAATCACATCAACAGAGCAAGATTCTAGCACAGAGATCAATGCGTCAAACCAAGATCTTAAAACTGCTATGAGAAACAATGAACTAGCTCAATCAAAAAGCTATGCTGAAAAACTCATGGAAAGCTGGAAAGGCTTGGATTACATGGGAAGAGCAGTTACGCCTAAAGGTGTTTATGGTTCTTATAAAGATGGATTTGAGCAAAATGCCAAGCCAGAAAAAGAATCATCTGAAGTTCTTTCCTTATTAGAAAGCCATTCAGAGAAAGATGCACACGTTTCCGCACTTTTCAAATCGCAAGAGGTTGAAAATTTGGGAATTCGCGAATCTTTGAATAACATGTCTAAATCTGGTATCGGAGAGCATCATGCAGTAAGAAGCTTGATTACTAAATACAAGCATCTTTTGGAAGGAAATAGACTTCCTGAATATATTTTAGCTGAAAGCTTCATTCCAGAATTTTCTTCTTTTGATTGGGATTCTACTGTTAAGTCTGGAATCGAAAAAATCGCTGAGAATTGCGTTTCATTGAGAAATGAGATCGAAGTATCAAAAGCAATCTACCAATTAAAGGTATCTGATCCAACTAATTTCTACAAAGTAGTAGTTGAATCTCTTAATGGCTGGTTAATTTCTGACGAAAAATCGTTAGGACTTTTATCACGCGATTTGGAAAGATGGCAATTCAATCCAGTTGTTAGGAACTTAATCCATACTTTAAAAGTTAACGAGTCTAAAGCTGGTGTATTGAACATTACAAAGAAACAAGGTGAATCTGAGGTAAAAAGCATTTATACTCCTGTTCTTACAAGAGACAATAAATTGGTTTTCCAAATGTCTGGATATGTTTTCGAAGCTGATGAAACAGGTGTTAGAAGACTTAATGCATCTCAAATGGAATCACTTCCACACGATTTCGTTTCCCTTTTAGAAAGTTTTAACCAGCCTTTCATCAAAGTAAATGGAACTGGCGTTAATTTCTATGTTGGAAAAACAGGAATTAAAATTCAAGAATCAAATGATGGTGCATCAGTTATTTTGAACGGCTCACCTTTGAGATTTAAAGATTCTGTTGAATTGGGACGTATCCTACACGTAGAGCTTGCATCTCAAAGCGGTGTAAATCCTTCATCGATAGCTAAAGACGTTATTAATGTTTATGAGTCATTCGATAAAATCGTTGAATTGGACATTGCTAAAAATATTTCTTCTAGATTATATGAAGGTGTTTATGTTAACCTTTTGAAATGGAAGAATCAAATCTATGTTCAGAGAGTAAATGAGGGAATGAGAGAAAATTCATTCTTGAAAACTTCTGGATCTCAAGCTTTGAAAGTTGTTCATGATCTATTGAAATTTGATATTTCAGAAGGTTTAAGCCAATTCTTAGAAGGTGAGAACAAAATGAAAGCAATCATGATCAACGACCGCAAAAAGGTCCTTGATAATATGACAGTAATAGAAGAGCAAGTTAAGAAACTTGAAACCATAATGGCTTCTAATCCTCTTTACGAATCTTCAACACAGATCAAAACTGCTTACAACCAATTGAAAAAAGAGCTAGACGTTCTTAAAGAGAAATGGTCAGCTATCAATTCTGAATTGGAGTTATTCGAAAATGGATACGAAGAAATCCTATTGGACGAAGGAAAATACGCGATTGGCGATGCAGTTCGTGTTAAAGAATCTGGAGATTCCGGTAAGGTTATCTCAATAGATTCTTCTTCTGGATCTTATGTAATCCTAACGGACGCTGGTAAAACTGGCGAATATAGAATGGATGAGATCGAAGATATGTCATCAGCTATAAAAAGAGCTGAAGATGAGAATGAGTTAGCAGCTAACGAAAATCCTGAGTCTAACCCAGAGCAAACAGATGATAATAACGGGGAAGAAGAAGTGAAAGAAGCTCAACAGCCAACTTTCGCTGCTGCTCCTGACAAGGAAAAAGCTACTAAAGAGGATACTACTATCGAGAAGAAGGCTAAATCTTTAATGTCACAAGCTCCTAAAAGCATAGCTGCTCAGGCTGAAAGATCTAAAAACGACGTTAAGAACGAGAAAGCAGCTCAATTGGCTACTGCACCTGATGGAAAGAATCCAGATGTAGATTTTGAAGCAAATAAAGAAATTGGATACAACTTAAGAGAATCTAATGAATTGTCTAAGGAGAATCCAAATTTAGCAGATGCTCCAGCAAGCAAAACACAAGAAACTGCTGCTAAAAAAGATATCGAGGATTTAACTAATCACAATCTGGCTGATGCTCCAGGCGACGCACACAGCAAGAAGATGGAAGTAGCTGACGGAATGGGATATAACTTAGCAGAGGCTTCAGCAGTTGCTACAGACGCATCTCAAATGGCAGTTGCACCTTCTGCAGCTTCGCAAGACAAATCAGGAGCTAATGATATTGAAGATCTTAAAGATCAAAATTTAGCTGAAGCACCTGGTACAGAAGGTGATATAGACATCAAAGTAAATGCTGAGATGGGATACAATCTGGACGAAAAGGCTGAAATTGCAAAAACTGATCAGCAATTAGCTGAAGCACCAGAGGCAGCTTCACAAGATAAATCAGGAGCTAAAGACATTGAAGATCTTGAGGGTCACAATTTAGCTACAGCACCTGGTACAGAAGGAGACGTAGACATCAAGGTAAATGCTGAGATGGGATACAATCTGGACGAAAACGACGACGTAAAAAAAAACTAAGTAGGAACTTTGCAGTTGCACCTTCGGGTCCGGATCAGAACAAGCCAGGTGAGGCTTTCGTAGATCCAACGATCGGAAAATTTGCAAAAGCGCCAGACGGAAAACCTATTTTATCCTCAACGGGAAAAGAGGATATAAAGGCTTGAAACTTAGAAAATATTATAGACTATAATGAATTGTCCGGTTTTTTAATAAAGCCGGACAATTCTGTTTAAAAAAGGAAAGCAATGGCTAAAATATACGTAAAGAATGCCGATCTACTTCGCGCAATAAAAGAATCAAAATCCAATGGACAGCTTACCAGAGAAACTGTCGGTATGTTCATGCTCATGACGGATGGTATCTCTAGAAAAATGGCCTACAAGGATCAGGACGACAAGGACGATTGCATAGCATTTGCTTTAGAAGATCTTTGTAAATACTGGGACAGATTTGATCCTAATAAATCAGACAATCCATTTGCATACTTCACACAGATAGCAAAGAACGGATTTGCAAAAGGTTGGAAGAAAATACATCCACCAAATTCACCAAAAACAATTCCTTTTAGTTACATTACAGGCGACGACAATACATACAATGTGTGATGTCAATCAAGAAAGTAAAACCTAGCGGTGGATTCATCTCTGGCCAATTTTCGCCAAAGAATCCTAATAAATACATCGGCGACGTAAATAATATTATTTGCAGGAGCTCATGGGAAACTAGATTCTGCAATTTCTGTGATACGAATGATAAGATAATAAAATGGAGTTCCGAACCAATTGGTATTCCATATTATTCTAAACTGGATCAAAAGATCCATACATATTATGTCGATTTTTATATTAAAGTTGAAAAACATGATGGACAGGTGGATGAAATGATTCTTGAGGTAAAACCGCAAAAACAAACGATAAAACCCGTCCTTGAATCAACCCGCACTACTGCAAAATCGCTAAAAGCTCATAACGATAGAATGAGAACCTGGATAGTTAATATGTGTAAATTCCAGGCAGCTAAAGATTGGGCTGAAAAAAGGGGATTCCAATTTAAGGTAGTTGATGAAAAATTCCTTTTTCAGAATAGATGAGTTCATTTGACGATTCAGCACAGAAATACCGGAATAGTTTTAAAACACTGCAGGAGTGTTTTTCTGCAACCAATAACTCATTTAACCTGAGCTATTTTGAATCCGGTGCTGATTCTTTTTGGCCCAATTTAAAAATAGGATCAATCTATTCATTTGAGTACAAGCCTAAATTTGATCCTAAATTCGATGGAGATTTTATAGACAGAAGGCCTTTATTGATACTTTTACCAATACCATCAAATTCCCCACGCAATACAATCTTTGGTATAGATCTAAATCTTGTACCCTTTTCGGAGAGAGCAAATATACTTAGCACATATTCTAAAGTCTTGGGATATGATATGAAGGACGACAAAGCAAATACTGAATCTATCGAATCAACTTCATCTAAACTCTCTTATAATTCTGCAAAAAGAATATTCGACGGAAGCGGATTTGAATCGGCCTATTATGGTTTTAAAGTCCAATACATACCAGGATTTAAATTTATTAGCCCTGATGATTGGATTAAGATACCATATTTAAACCTCTCCAGGATTGAAGGGTCCACTTTAAATTTGATATATAGTAACTATGGACGAAAGAAATAAATCATTTACGTCTACAATTTAAGTTAAAACTATAATGGCAGGTTTCGTTGATGATTCAAAACAAGCACCGATCATACAAAGGATTAGGGATAGCGTAAAAAGCTTATCCTCTTTTGGTATGAGGTATAACGATCTGGTGATTAAAAATTCCCAGGCGATCGGAGCAACAGAAGCGATATTCTTGAAAAAGAATCCAATCGAAGACGAGACAACTCTTTACGCTCTGGCAAAACAAGATACCCAGACAAAACAATACATCTCGTATTTTGATAAGGATTATAGGGGTAAAAGAGAATTTCTCAGAAAATTTGCTTTAAATTCAGAGATAGATTATCTATTGGATCTTGTTGCTGATGAAGCAATTACCTACGATTCTAAACACTTCTTTGCATATCCATCTTTCCTTAATTTTACTGATTCTAAAAAGCAATTGTTGGATGACATCAATACCACATACAATAAGCTGTATGATGTATGGGGTTTCAATGACGATATAAGTGCTTGGCAATTATTTAGGCAGTTTCTGGTTGAAGGATTTCTAGCATTTGAGATGATCTATGACGATAAGGGAAAGGAAATAATAGGTTTTAAGGAATTAGATCCGACAACACTGCAGCCTAGCGTAGAAAAGCAATTGGATGGGACCTTTTTAAACATTTGGGTTCAGTATCCGGATGATGATAAGAAAAGAAGGGTACTTTACGATTCGCAGATCATCTATATTTCTTATGCTAAAGGAAACTCGGTTTCTAGAATAAGCTACGTTGAGAGATTAATTAGACCCTATAACGTATTAAGAATAATGGAATATACCAGAATTATCTGGTCTGTTATGAATGCATCTTTCAGATTAAAGATGACCGTACCAATTGGTTCTAAATCTCCGCAAAAAGCAATGCAGACATTAGGAGAACTAATGTCTATCTATAAGGAGGATATCAGATTTGATAATGACTCAGGCGAGCTATTTGTTGATGGAAGACCTAAAATACAGTTTTACAAGAACTATATGATGCCTTCTGGTACAAACGGGACACCAACCATTGAACCAGTAAACATTTCGGGACCTAATCTAAGTGACACAACACCATTACAATATTTCTGGGAAAAATTCATAGAAGAATCCAAAGTTCCAGTTTCGAGATTTAGCGGTCCAGATTTTACACCGCAAGGAGCCTATGTAAACGGAGCGGAAGGACTAGATAAGGACGAGATCAGATTTGGTAAGTTCATTAATCGATTAAGATCTAATTTCCAGGATATGATGGTTAAGCCCCTCTGGATTCAACTGTGCGAAAAATACCCGGCTTTAAAGAAAGACTTTGCTTTTAAAAGTCAGCTCGGTATAAGCTACGTAACGGAGAATCCATTTAGACTGAACCAGGAGATAGAAGTAATAACTAAGAAAAAAGATGGGGTTGTTGCAATGGCTAGTCTATTAGATGATTTTGAAAGACCCTACTTCTCTCTTGATTTCCTAGTGAAGAATATGCTTGGTCTATCTGAGGATGATCTAAAAGAAAATAGAAGTACCAAGGAAAAAATAGCTAAGGAAAAAGCTAAGTTAGAAAAAGAGGGAGCAGAAACAACAGCTGCACAAGCAGCAGCCGCTCCAGCTGCAGAACCAGCAACACCAACTGAAACAGCACCAGAATAATGGCAGGATTTGTAGATCAAAACACAGGAAGAGGTGGCGTATTCAATAGAATATACCAAACATTGACACGGGTTGGAAAACTCGGGATGGCATATGATGACATGGTCATTAACAACTCTCAAGCTATCGGAAGAGTAGAATCACAATTCTATAATCAGGAAGATACCGGATTTACCGACAATGAAGCATTCAGATGGACGGTTGGATATCAGGATATCAAGACAAGAAAGTATATTGCTTATTTCGATAAGGATTATGGAAGTAAGGTAGATTTTCTTAGAAAATTCTCACTTAACGGAGAGATAGAATTTATACTCGATACTATATGCGATGAAGCTATAGTTTCTGATGATAGAAATTTCATTGCATATCCAACGTTACAAGGTGTAGCCATGAAGGAAAAGGTGCTTAATTCGATTAGCGACAATTTCAAAAAAATATACATGCTTCTAGGGTTTCAGAATGGTATCACAGCATGGCAATATTTTAGACAATTTATGGTTGAAGGATTCCTTGCTTTTGAGATTGTTTATGACGATAAAGCTAAAAATATAGTTGGATTTAAAGAGCTAGATCCGACCTCATTAGAGCCACAAACCCAAAAGAATGCTGATGGGTCATTCCAGCAACACTGGGTTCAGTATCCTAATGATAACAATATGAGAAGAGTACTTACCAACGAGCAGGTTATCTACATATCCTATGCTAAAGGTAATACAATCTCCAGAGTTTCCTATGTTGAAAAATTAATACGCTCATATAATATTTTGCGTATAATGGAGAATACCAGAATTATCTGGAACGTAATGAATGCATCATACCGTTTGAAGTTCATTATCCCGGTTGGTAACCAATCCCCGCAAAAGGCTTTAAATACGCTTGGTCAATTAATGTCCAATTATAAAGAGGAAATCGAGATAGATGATAACTCAGGGGAAATGACAATCAATGGAAGACCTAAGATTCAGTTCTATAAGAATTATCTTTTCCCTGATAAGAATGGACAAACCCCACAGATTGATTCTTTGAATCCAAGTGGTCCTGATTTTAATGTAATGGAAAGCGTTACCTACTTCTATAATAGACTTAAGATGGATTCTAAAATACCTTATGCAAGATTTGCATTTAGAGGTGCACCAGCATCTAATTATAGCGTGGGTATAGATCAGTTAGAAAGAGACGAGATTAGATATGAAAAATTCCTATCTAGAAATAGAGCTACGTTTCAAGAAATAATGATGAAGCCCTTGTACATTCAGATGATATTGGATTACCCTGAATTGGCGAAGGATAGGCAGTTTAAATCTAATTTGGG